TCCCTGCGGCTTGTGCCCAGGCAGATGTTCATTGGGGGTACGTAATGGGTAACAGGTTTGCGTCTGGCAAGAACTCAATTGCGGAGTGTGACCGTTGCGGGTTTCGCTTCAAGTTGACCACGCTGCGCAAAGAAGTTGTCAAGACCAAGGTATATGATCTCAAGGTGTGCCCCCAGTGCTGGGACCCAGATCAGCCACAGTTGCAACTGGGTATGTACCCGGTGGATGACCCGCAGGGGATACGAGACCCAAGGCCCGACATCAGCTACAAAGTGTCTGGTCGCACAGGTCTGCAAATTGAGCTGACCAACAGTTCGGCGGCTGACGCCCAAGGGATTCTCAGCGGGGGCAGCAGGATTTTTCAGTGGGGCTGGACTCCTGTTGGGGGCTCAGTATTTTTTGATGCCGCTTTAACACCAAATAACTTGGTTTTGGGCGTGCAATTGGGTACAGTTACGGTAGTAACGACATAAGGAGTCGAAGATGGACAAGAAAGACTTGGCACAAGACAAGAAGATGATCGCAGGCGCGGTGCATAAGCATGAGAAAAAGCTGCACCCTGGCAAGCCCATGACCAAGCTTAAGGCTGGCGGCAAGACCAACGGCGATATGCTCAAATACGGGCGCAACATGGCCAAGGTCATGAACCAGCGCAGTCCTGGTCGTGGAGGCTGATATGGCAACCTACACGCAACCAACCAAAGTAGCCAACGTAATTGTTGGCGAAGAGCCAGCCAAAGAGACGATGCGCAAAGCAAACGTGTCTGTGGCCAACACACGCAGCCAAGACTACCCACCCATGAAAACTTCGGGTATCGTGGTGCGCGGCGGTAAAGCGCAGACCAAAGGCAAGATGGCCAGAGGCCCGATGGCATGAACTACACCGAGTTGTACAACACAATTCAGAGCTACACCGAGAATCAGTTTCCCGATGTGTACCTTGCAAGTGGGGGTACTGTGTCTGCAACGACACAGATTAATACTTGCATCACGCAGGCTGAACAACGTATATACAACTCGGTGCAGTTCCCCTCGCTGCGTAAGAATCAATCCACCCCAATCACCATAAACAACAAGTACGTGTCTTTGCCCGACGACTTCTTGTCTGTTTATTCTTTGGCGTTGGTGACAGGTGTTACGGGCGCTAATTTAGATACGGGCACGTATGAGTATTTACTCAACAAAGATGTGAACTTCATCCGTCAGGCATACCCAAATCCAAATGACACAGGAGAGCCAAAATACTACGCTTTGTTTGGCCCAACAATTGTCAGTTCGGCAATTACAAACGAGTTGTCTCTTATTCTTGGCCCTACACCGGATGCAACATACTACGTAGAGTTGCACTACTACTATTACCCTGAATCCATCACCACAGTGGCTTCTGGCCAAACGTGGCTTGGTGACAACTTTGACAGCGTGTTGTTGTATGGTTCTTTGGTTGAGGCGTACACCTTCATGAAGGGTGAGCAAGACCTGATCGCTTTGTATGACGGCAAATACAAGGAAGCGCTTGCATTGGCACAGCGTCTGGGCGATGGGCTGGAGCGTAGCGATGCGTACCGCAGTGGGCAGTATCGGCAATCGCCCCTGCCCCAGAATAGTGGGGTTCGCTGATGGCGTTCACGGGCAACTACAGTTGCAACACACTTCGGTCAGGGCTGGTGAACGGCACAATTAATTTTGTGTCGGACACGTTTTACTTGGCGTTGTACACCAATGCCGCCACACTTGACCAGAACACCACTGCATACACTTCGGCGGATGAGGCGTCTGGCGGCAATTATGCCCCCGGCGGTCTGGTGGTAACAGCCACCATCGGTACCGAACTTGCTTCTTCTGGAAGCATTGTGTTCATCAACTTTTCTTCGCCGTCTTGGACGGGCGCAATCACTGCCAGGGGTGCGTTGATTTACACTCCGGGGGCCAACGGCGCTGTGTGCGTCTTGGACTTCGGGTCTAACAAAACATCCAGCGCAACTTTCCCCGTGACGATGCCTGCGAACACCAGCACATCGGCACTCATTCGACTTGTTTAAGGAGCAAATATGCTAGTAACCACGACAAAAGGCGACATGGACGACACCCTGCTTGAAAAGCGGGAAGGAACCGTGGATAATGACAACGAACAAACTTCTTGGGTTGAGTATTGGCTGGAAGGCGAATTGGTTCACCGTTCTGCTCATGTGACTCTGAAAAAACCGCCAACTTTTGCTGGTGGCGAAACCGCTTCTTTTACATAAGGAAATATCATGGCAAACACCCAATCAATGTGTACATCGTTCCTTGGTGAACTGATGTCAGCCCAACATCAGTTTGGGGCTTCAACTATTGTTTCACGCACTAGTTTGACGTCTCCAACTGGGGATACATTTAAAGCGGCACTGTATTTGACGTCAGCCACTGTTAATGCTTCTACCACGGCTTACGCAGCTACGAATGAAGTGTCTGGTACAGGTTATACGGCAGGCGGTGTTGCGGTAACAACTACAACTACGCCAACGTCAACCAACTCTTCTGCTACGGCAGGTGTGGGTTTTGTTACGCCTTCGGCTTCAATCACCTATACCACAGTGACTTTGACCACGGCGTTTGATGCAGTGTTGATCTACAACTCCACTCAAAGCAACAAGGCGGTTAGTGTTCACACGTTTGGTTCACAGACAATCACGGCGGGAACTTTCACCTTGACGATGCCTTCCAACACGACTTCGACTGCTCTGTTGCGCTTAGCCACAACTTAATGCGGGGGCGGCGCAGGCCGTAAGCCATGTTTGGTATAGCCGCATTTGCCGAAGTCCCGTTTGCGTCTCTTGCTGGTGGATCGCCGGTAACGGTTGCTTTAACTGGTGTTGCCGCGAACGGGGCGGTAGGCACAGCAACGCCAAGCATATCGGTTGCTAAAACCGGGGTATCGGCTACAGGTAGTGTTGGGTCTGTTACAGAGACAAACAGCCCAGCAGAAGATGGCAATGCTGCGATAGGTAGCGTAGGTACAGCAACGCCATCTCATTCCGTCGATCTTACGGGCGCAACTGCTTCTGGCGCAGTTGGAACGGTAGCACCTAGTCATGCGGTTGCTTTGACAGGCGTGGCTGCTTCTGGCGCAGTTGGAACAGTAGCTCCCAGCACAACAATTGCTCTGACGGGGGTATCAGCCACAGGTTCTGTTGGCACAGTTACCGCAACTCAAGCAACTATAGTTGCGCTCACCGGGGTATCAGCTACAGGGTCGGTCGGTACAGTAGCTCCCAGCACAACGATTGCCCTTACTGGGGTATTGGCTACAGGGTCGGTTGGCACGGTTTCCAGGGGTGCCACATCTCTCGCTCTCACTGGCATATCGGCTACAGGTATTGTTGGAACAGTAACCTCCAGTACGACAATTGCGCTTACAGGCGTATCAGCATCAGGTTCTGCCGGGACAGTTGCTGTTGGAGCAAGATCATTTGCTTTGACGGGCGTATCGGCTTCTGGTTCTGTTGGTACGGTTACCCCAAGTCAATCAATCGCGCTTACAGGTGTATCCGCTACGGGGTCAGTTGGCACAATTTCCAGGGGTGCAACATCACTTGCCCTTACCGGGGTTTTGGCTTCAGGTGCAGTGGGCATAGTTGCTCCCAGTAGTTCCGAAGGTGAGGATGGTGATGTAGCCTTTGGTTTTGTCGGAACCGCAGCACCCAGCACAACGATTGCATTGACCGGGGTGTCGGCTTCTGGTGCAGTTGGGACGGTTTCCAGAGGCGCTACATCGCTTGCCTTGACGGGCAATGCAGCATCAGGACTGCTTGGGACAGTAGCTCCCAGCACAACGATTGCCCTTACTGGGGTATTGGCTACAGGGTCGGTTGGCACGGTTTCCAGGGGTGCGACAGCTCTTGCTTTGACAGGTGTGGCGGCATCGGGTTCTGTCGGAGCGGTAACGGTTGCTGAGAGGTCGCTGGCTCTTACCGGGGTGTCTGCATCTGGTTTGTTGGGGACAGTAACTCCCAGCACAACGGTTGCTCTGACAGGCAATTTTGCTTCTGGTGCGGTTGGCACAGTGTCTAGGGGCGCTACATCAATTGCGCTCATAGGCGTATCCGCTTCTGGTGCGGTTGAGACAATGGCTCCCAGCACCTCAGAGGGTGAAGATGGGGACGTTGCCAACGGATTTGTAGGTAATGTAGGGGTTGTTCAGACAGTGGCCCTCACTGGAGTATCGGCAGCAGGCGCGGTTGGGGCAGTTGAGTTTGCAAAGCTGGTTGCTATAACGGGGGTATCAGCTTCTGGGTTATTGGGGGCAGTAGCCCCAGCCACATCACTCGCCCTTACAGGCAATTCAGCTTCCGGTGCAGTTGGGGTAGTTGAGTTTGCAAAACTGGTTGCCGTTACAGGTGTCGCCGCTTCCGGGGCAGTTGGGGCAGTTGAGTTTACAAAGCTGGTTGCTATAACGGGGGTATCTGCGGCGGGGGCAATAGGCACAATAAGCAATGGGGTCAGAACCGTTGCCTTGACTGGCGTGCAAGCCACGGGAGGGGTTGGGACTATAGTTGCGGTAAATTGGAAATTGGTTGATGACAGCCAGACCGCAAACTGGCAAAATGTGAACAATGCAGAAACAGCGTCGTGGGCATTGGTGAACAATGCAGAAACAGCGTCGTGGGCATTGGTGAACAACGCAGAAACAGCGTCGTGGGCATTGGTGAACAACGCAGAAACCGCCGACTGGGTGCTGGTTGAAACGGATTAAGGACACATATGGCTTTAGTACTAAAAGACAGGGTTAAAGAAACCACCACAACCACGGGTACCGGCACTATCACGCTTGCTGGCGCAGCCACGGGGTTCCAGTCTTTCTCGGTTATTGGTAACGCAAACACCACCTACTACACGATTGCAGGTCAAAGCGGTTCTGAGTGGGAAGTTGGGATTGGCACATACACTGCTGCTGGTACTTTGCTCTCAAGGGACACAATTTTAGAGTCAAGTAATGGGGGCACGGCTGTCAATTTCAGTGCGGGCACCAAAGATGTGTTTGTTACGTACCCGGCTGAAAGGGCGGTTTATGCCGACGGAACCACGTTAACGGCTACCAACAGTGCAGTGTTACCAATTGCTTCTGGCGGCACAAACTCTACAGCTACTGCCACCAACGGTGGTATTGGGTACGGTACGGGTACGGCCCATGCGTATTCTTTAGCAGGCACTTCCGGGCAGGTTTTGCAAAGCAATGGCGCAGCAGCCCCCACTTGGTTGGCTCAGTCCAGCATTGCAGCAGGTTCAGCTACCAATGCAACCTTGGCCACTACGGCGACTCTTGCCACACTGGCGACCCTTGCTACTACAGCCACATTAGCCACAACTGCAACAACAGCAAACGCCACAGCAGCAGCCCTAACGGGTGGGACGTATATTACAAGTGGTGGCACCTTTAATGGGTCAACTGCTCGCACGTTTGCAGTAGATGCAACTAACCTAAACACTGCCAGCAAGGTTGTAGCGCGGGATGCCTCAGGCAATTTCAGCGCGGGGACAATCACCGCAACCTTAAGCGGCGCGGCGTCTTCGGCAACCAACGCCACACTGGCTACTACGGCTACGTTGGCTACTACGGCTACGCTTGCAACTTTGGCCACTACGGCTACGCTTGCAACTTTGGCTACAACTGCTACAACGGCCAATGCGCTTAACACAGCCAACAATTATCAAGTCAACTCGCTGGGGGTTGGCACATCCTCAACAACTGCGGGGCAAATTAAAGCCACAACCGCGATCATTACGCCCAACACCGCCGGTGTAAGCACGGGTTTAACAGTTGTAAACGGTGACGTTACAGCGTATCGCAGTGGCGGCACTACCGGGGTTATATATTTATCAAGTTCCGGGGCCAACTACGTTTATTTTGACGGGGCAAACTATTATTTTGGCCCCAACATTGCCATTTCCGCAGGTAATATTGGCAGCTATACCGCAGGCGCAGCCACCAACGCAACTCTGGCTACCCTAGCGACTTTGGCAACCCTGGCTACTTTGGCTACTACGGCGACCACAGCAAACGCTACAGCAGCGGCTCTGACGGCGGGGACATACCTTACAAGCGGCGGTACTTTTAATGGCTCAACCGCCCGTACCTTTGCAGTGGATGCAACTACCACCAACACTGCCAGCAAAGTTGTTGCACGGGATGCCTCGGGTAACTTCAGCGCAGGCACGATCACTGCTACTTTGAGTGGCGCGGCGTCTTCTGCTACCAATGCCACTTTGGCTACCCTAGCGACCTTGGCAACCCTTGCAACTTTGGCCACCTTGGCCACCTTGGCCACCACGGCTACAAACGCTTCAAAAGCTTGGGTAAACTTTAACGGTAACACTGGTACTAGGCGGGGCAGTTTTAATGTCACTAGCGTTACACGTAACAGCGCGGGGAACTACACACTAAACTTTACGAACGCTTTGGGCAGCGCAAATTTTTGTGCCGTTACAGGAGGGTGTTATACATTAAACTCTACCAACGAACGTAATTTTGGAGTAACTACTGAAAACTACAGTGCTACGGGCGCTACATTGCTTATTATTACTTCCGACATGACCACTGGTTCTCCATTAGATATGGAAGTTGTTAATGTGTCGTGTTTTATATAACCCCAAATAAGGAAATTAAATGAGCACTTATTCATCAAATCTACGGATTGAACTCATCACCAACGGCACCCAGGCGGGTACGTGGGGGGACACAACCAACAACAATTTGGCCTATGTGCTGGACTCGTCGATCGCCGGGTATCAGACGGTTAGCGTAACTGCGGCCAGCCAAGCTTTGACATACACCAGCGGGCCTACATCTACGGCCTCTGCAAACCAAGCTGTGTACGCCATGCTGCGGTTCACCACCACAACTGGCGCGGCTTTTGCGGTCTACGCACCCCCCGTCTCCAAAGCGTATATTGTTTGGAACGACAGCGGCCAGTCAATGACCATCTACAACTCGACTGTGATTGGCAACACCACGGCAGCGGGTACGGGCACTAGCATTATCAGCGGGGTTGCTTACACGGTTGCAACTCTAAGCAGCACAACTCTGGGGCAATGGCAGGCGTTTTTTAGTAGCTTGTCTGCAATACCGACTGTGGGGCAAACCATTACTGCAACTGCTACGGGCACGCTTGCTGGTGGTGCGACAGTAACGGCTACTGTTCTAATTGCCAATGGCTCCAAGGTCATGGTCTGGTCAGATGGGACAAGCTTCTATGAAATACAAGCATCAAACTTGACAGGCACACTGCCCATCGCCAACGGCGGCACTGGGCAGACTACGGCTAACGCGGCACTCAATGCGCTGCTTCCCGTCCAAACAAGCAACGCCAATAAATACCTTCAGACCGACGGCACAAACTCAAGTTGGGATGCGATTAACCTTAGTACATCCGACATTACGGGTACTCTTGCCGCTACCAACGGGGGCACGGGGCAAAGCACGTACACAACCGGGGACACTCTGTATTCGTCCGCCGCCAACACACTAGCCAAACTGGCAGGCAACACCACAGCCACTCGAAAGTACTTGGTATCGGTGGGTACCGGCACAGTCGCAACTGCGCCAACCTGGGATGACATTGACATCAGTACCGGCGACATTACTGGTACTTTGGCTGTAGCCAATGGCGGCACGGGACAAACAGCCGTTCTAACCCAATACGGTATTTTGTACGGCTCAACCACCACGGCTATGGCCACCACGTTGGCTGGCACTTCTACCCAAGTGCTGCATGGCAACGCTTCTGGTGCTCCTACATGGGGGTCCGTGGCTTTGTCAGCAGATGTGTCAGGAACTCTGCCTATTGCCAACGGTGGTACTGGACAAACCACGGCAAACGCAGCCCTCAACGCATTGTTACCCGCCCAAACAAACAGTCGAGTGCTCCGCTCAAATGGCACAGACACTTCATTTGCTCAAGTGGCTTTAACTACGGACATATCGGGAACTTTGCCTATTGCCAATGGCGGAACAAACTCTACAGCAACGCCAACAAATGGCGGGATTACTTACGGCACGGGCACTGCACAGGCGTATTCTCTTGTCGGGACTTCTGGACAAATTCTATCTTCCAATGCCGCCGCCGCTCCAACATGGGTGGCGCAATCTAGTATTGCTGCGGGTTCGGCCACAAATGCAACATTAGCAACAACTGCTACTTTGGCAACACTTGCAACCACGGCTACCTTGGCAACGCTTGCCACCACGGCCACCCTTGCCACCCTTGCCACCCTTGCCACTCAGGCAAGTTCAGCTTTAATCAGGTCAGCAACGGTGCAAGCATCTACCAGCGGCACAAGTATTAACTTTACAGGCATACCATCAGGTGTAGAACGTATAACTGTGCAATTTCGAGGGGTAAGTTTAAATTCAAGTGCAAATTTTTTGATTCAACTTGGGACGGGTAGCACTACTTATACAACAAGTGGGTATGTATCAACCGCTTTGGCGGCTGTAAGCGGAGGCAACACTATTCTTTCAGACACTACTGGGTTTTTAGCCTATATTTCAAGTACCGCAGGTGTTTGGTCAGGACATATGGTTATTACAAACATTAGTGGTAACGACTGGGTATCAAGTCATAATGGGAAATATAACACTGGAACCGTTTGTTCTGGTGCTGGCGATGTTTCATTAAGTGCAGTACTGACTGCTGTTCGCATCACAACAACCACTGGCACAGACACTTTTGACGCTGGCTCAATTAACATTCTTTACGAATAAATATGATTTCCTTTAACACTCAACAAATAAGGAGTCCAAGATGTCTGATGTAATTATTTACACCAATGATCTTGGCGGCGTGTCCGTCTGCGTCCCTACGGGGGAATTGCCAATTGAACAAGTGCAGGCCAAAGATATACCCACTGGTGTTTCAAGTTTTATTGTTGCTCAATCAACGCTTCCTTATGACAATAATGATTTTTTTGACGCATGGGAACAAGTTGATGGCGCAGTGACAATTAACTTCACTAAAGCCCAAGCGCTTACAAAAACCCGTTTGCGTTCCGAACGTGCCCCTTTGTTGACAGCGCAGGATGTAGCCTTCCAGCGTGCGTTGGAAGCTGGCAGTGACACTACTGCAATCGTGGCGGAAAAACAGCGCCTGCGTGATCTACCCACTTTGACTGACGCCTGCACAACGCTTGCTCAACTGCGGGCATTGCACCCTTAAGGGGTAAAAAATTGATCCAATCACGGCATTCGCTCTCTGCAAAGGTGCTTATGAAGGCATAAAGGGGTGCGTTGCCGTCTACCAAGACCTGAAGAAAACAGGCAATGATCTGTCCAAGATCACCACGGAAGTGGGCGGCGCACTGTCAAAGTTCTTCAAGGGGCACGCCGAGCTCGAGGCCAGCCACGAGAAAGCGGAAGTTCAACGGGAAGACAATCAGAAAAAGGGGATCAAAGACGACCTTGCCACACAAGCCATAGACAATGTAATGTATCTGCGGCAGACCAAGCAGTTTTACGCTGACTTAGAGAAAATGGTGCGCTGGGAGATGGGAATGCCTGATATGTGGCGTGACATCGTAGAAGAGTATCAGCGGCTCTTGGATCAAAAGTCAGAGCAGGCGGCTCGTGAACTGCACGAAAAGCGGGTGAAAGCATGGCGGCGACAAAGGTTAAAAAATCAGATTCTGGACAGGGTGCTGGAGACGGTAGCGGTGGTTTTCGTAGTCGCTTACTTGATAGGCCTAATGTGGATAATCAGTCTCAATCATCAGGGTCGTTTGGATACCTTCTGGTCTTAGTCCTGTTTGCGCTGGTATTTGTGCTGGTGCTCCCCCTTGTTGGGATGATGTACATGGACACAATGGTGGTAAGGCGAGAGGCCAAGGCCCAGATGGAAAAAACCGAAAAACTGCGAAAGCAGATTGAAGAAGCTCAAAAGAAGGAAGAAAAATGATTGACCTCACCAAGGCCATTGGAGCAGTTGCCGCAAGCGTTGCCGCACTGGGTGGCAGTTACACGCTGGCCGACAAGTTTGGCTGGTTTGACCGCGCAATCATTGAGTGGTCGCCTGAGAACTTCAAGATCGTGGCAGAGGCTGGACAGCCAATAAACGTAACTGTCGCACGGATTAAGAAGCGCGATGACTGCTCCGTTGAAAGTTTTACCCCAAGCATTCGTGATGCGGCGGGTATGGTGCATGAAGCAACCACCACAGCCAGCAGGTTCAGCGGCCCCGCAGGCCCAGAGATTGATACATTTACGTACCAGTTGACAATGGTTCAAAAAGAGAAGATTGCCAGCGGCAAGGCAACTTTGTTGGCAACAATCAAATACAAATGTCCAGAAGGGGAGCGCGTTGTGCAGTACCCCCGCCACCCCAATTTAAGTTTCGACCTGAAAGGCTAAAAAATGCTAACCCTGTTCTCATCCCTCATCAGCTTCCTCATGGGCGGCTTGCCCAAAATCCTTGAATTCTTCCAAGACCGGGCCGACAAGAAGCATGAGCTTGCCCTTGCGGCCATGCAGACCGAACGGGAACTAACCTTGAAGAAAGCTGGCCTGGAAGCGCAGGAACGGATTGAGCATATCCAGACCGAGCAGATTCAGATCAACGCAGAGGTCACCAACGCCCAGACCGCAATGCAGGAGCGCCAAGCTTTGTATGCACACGATGTAGCACTGGGTCAAGGGGCCAGCACTTGGGTCATTAATATGAGAGCCGCCACCCGTAGCGTCATCACCTACGGCATGTTTGCCATGTTTATGTTTGTTGAGATTTTTGGCTTCTACTACGCATGGCACACCAACGTGGAATTTACCGTTGCGCTGGACAACCTGTGGGACGATGAAACCCAGATCATCTGGGCGTGTATTGTGTCGTTCTGGTTTGGCGGCCAAGCTTTTAAATCCAAATGAATCTCAGCCCAGAGGCCATCAAGGTCATCTGCCACCATGAGGGCATTCGGTTTAAACCATACCGTTGCCCAGCCCTGCTTTGGACAATAGGAGTTGGACATGTACTTTACCCAGACCAAGCTAAGATACCAATGGATCAAAGAGGAGCTTACCCGCTTCGCCCAGAAGATAGCCGGGTTTTTTCAAAGGACGAAGTAGATGGGATTCTCAGAAGCGATCTTGCAAGGTTTGAGCGTGGAGTGGCTCAGTTCTGCCCCGTTCCCCTTACACAAGGTATGTATGATAGCCTTGTTAGCTTTAGTTTCAATGTCGGTCTTGGAACACTCCAGCGTTCAACGCTTCGTCAAAAGCTGCTTCGGGGCGATAAAGCGGGTGCTGCGGAAGAACTCTTGAAGTATTGCATGGCTGGTGGGAAAATACTCAAAGGGCTGCAAAACCGTCGGATTGACGAACGCGCCATGTTCTTGTCATAGGAATCAAAATGCCCTTACAGAAACTTGCATTCACGCCGGGAACCAACCGAGAAAGCACCAACTACGGCAATGAAGGCGGTTGGTATCAAACCAACAAGGTGCGCTTTCGTTCTGGTCTGCCAGAAAAGATTGGCGGTTGGACAAAGGATGCGGGCATTCTATCCACCGACATTGCCAATGTGACTACCAGTATTGCGTACCCCACAACTGGCACGTTATGGGGTGTTTGTCGTTCCTTGTGGAACTGGGTTACCTTGTCTGGGTACAACCTGCTTGGTCTGGGCACCAATCTCAAGTACTACATCCAAAACGGTACAGGTGGACTGTTCTACGACATAACGCCAATAACAGGCATCCCCCCTGCCGCAATTAGCGTTGCTTCAAACGCATTCACCACGACTGCCTCTTCATCAGGCACTGCACGGTATGTGACTGTGACCTGTAACGTGTCGGGTTACAACGGGCAGACAAACGACTTTGTAACCATCTCAGGGGTGGCCAGCGCAGTTAACGGCATTCCTGCGGCAAACCTCAATGCTGAGTTTCAAATTACATACGTCAGTAGCTCTACATTTACCATACAGGTCTATGTCTCATCGGCTGTTACGGTGACTGCTGGCACAACGGGCGCGGCTGCTTTTGCAGTGCAGATTTCAACGGGTGGCGATGTATACACCGTTGGCGTAGGCTGGGGTTCTGGTGGGTGGGGTGGCTCGACTGGCCCCAGTGTTGCTACCGCACTAACTTCAGCTATTACTAGCACAACTTCTACTGGGGCTATTAGCGTCAGTTCCACAACCGGGTTTGCGGCCAGCGGGAACATTGTTATTGACACTGAAATTATTACGTACCCGTCTGTTACTGCTACCACCTTTGCATCTCCTGTGGTTCGGGGGGTTGGTACTACGGCGGCAACACACACGGTTGGAACACCTGTATATCAGTATTCATCCACTGCTACAGGCTGGGGCGCTGCTGCTCCTATAGGTTTTGGTATTGGGCTGCAATTGCGTACTTGGAGTGAGTCAAACTACGGCCAGAACTTGGTGTTAAATCCTCGTGGTGGGGCAATCTACTACTGGGTTGCAGATGCAACACCTACCATTTTTAATAGGGCGCAGGTAGTTTCCGCTTCCAACACCAATACCCAAAATAGTATTGCTTACTGGGATGCAGATTCGACATGCCCCACGGTGTGTAACTTTGTGTTGGTATCCGACTCAAGCCGATTCACAATTGCTTTTGGTACGAATGACCCTACTGGGGTATATGCCACGGCAGCACTTGACCCCATGCAGATTCGATGGTCTAACCAAGAAGATTTGTTGACATGGACTCCCGCTATCACCAACCAAGCAGGGGATTACCGACTGAGCCACGGCTCGGCCATTATCATGGCCCAGCAGACACGCCAAGAGGTTTTGGTGTTTACTGATTCAGCCATTTACTCTATGCAATATATTGGTCCGCCCTACGTGTGGAGCTTCCAGATTCTGGGGGACAACATCTCTATTGCTGGCCCTAATGCTGTGGCAACTGCTACCAACATCACGTACTGGATGGGACTAGATCAGTTCTACCAATACTCTGGTAGGGTGGATGTTCTGCCGTCTACGCTACGGGAATATGTGTTCACCGATATAAACAGAACACAGTCTTTTCAAATTGTGTCAGGTACAAATGAAGGCTACAACGAGGTTTGGTGGCAGTACTGCTCTTCTACGTCCAACGTAATTGACCGTTATGTAATCTACAACTACAAAGACAATGTTTGGTATTACGGCGATTGGGCAAACTACAACGGCGCGTATCAAGGCCGTACAGCATGGCTGGATAGTGCGTTGCGTGCCTCCCCAATGGCTACAGCTTATGGCGTTGCTGGCGGAAGTTCAAACGCAATTCTTGTTTACCATGAGAGTGGTGTGGATGATGGTACGGTCAACCCAGCGGTTCCCATTGTGGCCAATGTGCAGTCTTCCGACTTTGATATTGGGGACGGCAACAACTTTGGGTTTGTGTGGCGCTTGATTCCTGACCTGACGTTTGACGGCTCCAGCGTAAATACTCCAACAGCGTATTTCACAGCCATACCCCGAACTTTCCCTGGCGCGGCATACGGAAGCTCAAACAACCCCGCAGTGCAAAGCACCCAGAACTATCAGAACCAGATTACGTACAACGTGCAACAGTTCACCCAACAGATATACGTGCGGATTCGTGGGCGGCAGATGGCATTCAAGGTAAGTTCTGGGACCACGGGGTCAACGACAGACGGGTTGGGGGTGCAGTGGCAACTGGGCGCTCCTCGCATTGACCTCCGTCCTGACGGCAGGAGATAAATGGCAACTAACATAATCACCAACCGCTATCGGCCTGTCGTAGCGCCGCGCCTGCCGTCCGCTCCGCAGGAATACAACGCCCAATACCAAGAGCAGTTTATGAACATCTTGCGGTTGTACTTTAACCAGCTTGATAGTTTGTTGGGCGTTGTGGTGGGGGATAACGGGGGACGGTTTGTTCAGTTCCCTTACGGAGCATTCCACGACACTACAACACAATCGGCGGCGGCAACAGGCACGGCGTATACAGTTACATTTAACTCTACTGGTCTAAGTAACGGCGTTGCTATAGGGTCGCCAACATCAAAAATTACTGTTACAAATGCAGGCATCTACAACTTCCAGTTTTCCTTGCAGCTTGATAAGGCATCTGGTTCCGCAGGGCACGCTTACATTTGGGCGCGGATAAATGGGGTAGACGTTGCGTATTCCGCCAGTGAAATGGCTGTTCAAGGAACCGTAGCAGAAAACATTGCAGCTTGGAATTTTGTGTTATCTATGCAGGCGGGGGACTACTTTGAGCTGATGTGGAGTGTGGATGACACCAACGTCCAAATTAAGGCTGTTGCGGCAGCGGCTCCAGTCCCGGCTATTCCCTCGGCAATCTTGACTGTCACATTTGTCTCGGCGCTCTCAACATGATACCATTTGAACAATTAACCAGGAGTACGCTATGAGCGGTGGCGGCGGATTCGACCCCGGCAAAGAGCTTGCCAACCTTGACAAAAGTTTAAGCCTTTCACAGAATGCGCCGCTGATTGCAGCGGCGACTGCCATGTATTTTACTGGCGGGGCTCTTGGCGGGGAGACGCTTGCTGGAGCAGGGACGGCGGGCGCGGGAGCCGGGGCTGCTGGTGCTGGGACTGCGGCTGGAGCACTTGCTGCCGACAGCGCGTATTTAGCTGCCTCTGCGTTAACACCGGCTCAGGCTGCTGCCGCTGCTGCTGGATCAGTTGAGGCGTCTCAATTGGCGGGACTTGCAAGTTTGGCCCCCGCCGCTCCCGCCGCTGCGGCTAGCGCCCTTCCCGCCGCTGGTGCTGCTGGTGTTGATGCCATTGGGTCTGGGATAGCTACTCCCTATGTGGGCGGGCAGGCGGCGATGGTTCCAAGTGTTGCGGCTCCCGCCGCTCCTGGCGGTATTGCAGGCATGGCAAACTCCGCCGCTAACTGGTACGGCGGACTCCCCGCCGTGGCCAAATACGGCATTCCCCTGGCGGCTGCGGCAATGCTGGCAGACCGCAAGAGTCCCTATCCCGAAGCCCCGCCGTATGACGGCCCGTTGAACAAGCTCAAGTACGACCCAGACCGCTACAAGCCGCTTGAAGTCAAGCCGCCTACCCCCTACACTCCGGTGTACAAAGACTACCGCAACATGGCTGGCGGCGGGCTTACAAGTATTGGAGAACAAATAAAGCGGCTTGCACAAGAACAAGAACAGGGAAAGTACGCCACCCCCCCACTGAGCTACGACCCTGCCCGGTATGACGCTGAAGCTGGCACAAAGATGGTTGCCCGGCCCGGTATGGCTGGTGGCGGTTTGGCCGATCTTGGCGGTTATGCCGACTACGCTCGTGGTGGGCGCATGCTCAAAGGCCCAGGAGACGGCATGAGTGACAGCATCCCCGCCACCATTGCAGGCAAGCAACCCGCCCGGTTGGCCAACGACGAGTTTGTGGTTTCTGCCGATGTGGTGTCGGGCTTGGGTAACGGCTCATCGGACGCTGGGGCCAAGCAGTTGTACAAGATGATGGACCGGGTTCGCGCCGCCAGGACAGGTAAACAAGCACAGGCCAAGCAGATCAACCCGACCAAGTACATGCCAGCATGACGCTCACTGTCCAGCATGTCCCGCAACAGTACACCGCCCAGACTTGGCCGTTGGTGGAGAAATTCATCGCTGCAACAGAGAAGTTTGGCGGGGATGACTACTCGCTTGAGCAGATCAAAATGTACGTCACGCTGGGACATTGGACGTTGTTAGTGGCCACTGACGAAGACAACCAGCTTCACGGGGCAATGACAATCGCTTTTCAAAACTACCCCAACGACAGGGTGGCGTTTGTGACTAGCGCAGGGGGTGCAGGGATTGTCAATGAGCCAGTACTGGATCAGTTAAAGGCGGTGTTGCGCGGCATGGGCGCTACCAAGATTCAAGCGGGCGGGCGTCCAGCAATGGTTCGCCTGCTGGAGAACCAGGGATTTACACGGCGTTATACCGTGGTTGAAACAAAGATATGAGGGCACTGTGATGTTCAAATTTACCGACATACTCGACTTTTTTATGGGGCCACGCTTGTACATGGGCGGGGGTGGCGGCGCTCCTCCGCCTACACAGACCACGGTGTCCAACACAAACATCCCTGAGTATGCGCGTCCATACGTAGAGACGATGCTTGGCACAACCCAGCAGCAGTTGTACAACTACGAGACAGACCCGACCACGGGGCAGAAATACGCCACTAGCATGAAGGGCTACACGCCGTTCAGCGAAGACCCATCCAAGTACGTTGCTGGGTTCAGCCCCATGCAGGAGCAGTCGTTCAGGGGAGCCGCCAACATGGGCACATCTCCCCAGTTGGACACGGCGTCGGGTATTGCGGGCTTGGCAGGACAACGCGCTATGGGGGCAAGCTACGACGCAGGGCAGTTTGGCAATCAGTTCCAAGCGCCCCAAGACTATCAAACCGGGCAGTTCAACTCCCAACAAGTCAATGCACCGCAGTTGCAAGACTTGCAAATGCAAGGCCCGGCTAATGTAAACGCGCCCAACTTGCAGCAGTATCAGATGGGGCCTGCCGAGCGTGTCAGCGCAGACAGCTTTAACCAACCTGGAACTGCTAACCAGTTCATGAACCCCTACATGCAAAATGTAGTGGACATCCAGCAACGCGAAGCCCAGCGTCAAGCCGATATTGCAGGCACCCAGCGTGCTGGTCAGGCGGTTCGTTCTGGCGCATTTGGTGGCTCCCGTGCAGGGTTGATGGAAGCTGAAGCCGCACGTAACTTGGCCACGCAAAAGGGCGACATCCAAGCACAAGGGCAGAACGCCGCGTTCCAAAACGCGCAACAGCAATTTAATGCCGAGCAAAACGCACGCATGCAAGCAGCGTTAGCCAACCAAGGCGCGGGTCTTACTGTGGGTCAGCAAAATCTTGGCGCTCAATTGGGCATACAGCAACTGGGTTCAGGTCAAAACCTGCAAGCGCAGTTGGCCAATCAAGGCATGGGGTTCAATGTTGGCCAGCAGAATCTGGCTTCGCGTTTGCAAACCCAGGGGCTTGGCTCTGGACAAAACCTCCAAGCACAACTGGCCAACCAGCAGCAAGGTATGAACGCGCAACAAATGCGTGAACAGTCCCGACAGTTTGGCGCAGGTCAGGGCATGACCGCCGCACAGCAACGCGCACAGTATGGGTTGGCTGGCCAGCAAGCCGGGGAGCAGTCTCGCCAGTTTGGTGCAGGCTACGGCATGCAAGGGTTGCAGACCGGGCTGCAAGCCGCTGGTCAGTTGGGTCAGTTGGGCCAGACGCAGTACGGCCAACAGGTTGGCAACATTAATTTGCAGAATCAGTTGGGCGCTCAACAGCAAGCGCAGCAGCAAGGCATCTTGAACCAGCAGATTCAGAACTACGCCATGGCGCAGCAGTACCCCCAGCAGCAGTTGGCCTTTATGAGCAACATGCTGCGCGGCTTGCCGATGCAGTCCACCAGCACCAACATGTACCAAGCCGCCCCCAGCAACGTGTCGCAGTTAGCAGGTCTGGGCATGGCAGGTTATGGCTTGAGCAGAATGGCAGGTATGAAAAAGGGCGGCAAAGTTAAAGCCAAGCAGCGCCCAGCAGGTCTGGCTGAGCTGGCACTCTCCAAAATAGGGTAAGGAATATTCATGATTAACGTCAACCAGATTACCGCCCAAATGGCGCGGATGTCCGACCAAGCGTTGCAGCAATACGCGGCTATGCACAAGGCCGACCCCTACACGTTGTCGTTGGCGCTGTCTGAGTCCAACCGCCGTAAAGAGATGCGTCAGGGTGCACAGGCGGGGCAGCAACAGCCGCAGCCTAAAGTGGTTGACCAAGAAATTGCGCAGATGGGGCCACAAATGCCGCCCCAACAAGGGATGCCACCGCAAGGTGCGCCGCAAGGCACGCCGCCACAACAGCTTCCAGAAGACAGCGGTATTGGTCAGCTCCCGGCACCTAATATGCAGCGCATGGCTACTGGTGGCATCGTTGCTTTTGAAGAAGGCGGAGAAGTTCCCCGGTTCCGAGTTGGGGGCCAGCCGCAGGGGTACTCACACGGTATGGTTGACCCCAGCGGACTTTTTGGTGTACACCCGGAATCTTTGGCTTATGACCAAGCACGAGTTGAAGAAATTCTTGCGCGTAGAAAAGCTGCGGAGAGAGCGGCCCAAATTAAATTTCTTGAAACTGCCGCACCCGATACTGCACAAAGAATGAAACAAGAAGATGCGGCGCGTCTCCAACAATCCACTGCTCCCGCGCCTGTCCCCCGCGCTGCTCCCGCAGCACCCCCGCTTCCAGCCACGCCTGTTCCCGGTGCTACCCCGGCAAGAGGAATAAAACCCGGCGGCGGTCAAGGACTGAATCCCACCGTTGGCGGCGAAGGGCTGATGGCAGACATCCCTGGCCTGACTCAGACCGCTACAGGCACTGCAAAAGAGTTTCAAAATATGCGTGACCAGTTTGGCGAACCCACTGTGTCGCAAGCAGTGCAAAACAAAATTGGCACGTACACACTAGCCCGCGAAACAGACGCCAAAGCTGCACTCGATGAAATCAAAGCCGATCAAGCCAAGCAAGGCTTGGGCATGGAAGCCGTCGAAAAAAGAACCAAAGAACGGGGAGAAAAGTTGAGCAAACGCGAAGCTGATCTACCTGGGTTGGCCATTTTCCAAGCAGGACTTGCCATCATGTCCGGGGAATCTCCGCACGGGCTGGTCAACATTGGCAAGGGTGCGGGCGTTGGGGCCAAGGCCTACACCGAAGGGTTGGATAAGTTGGAGGCGTCTCGTGAAAAACTGGACGAAGCCTTTGACAAGATCGACATGTTCCGTCAAAACCGTGCGGACATGAACGCCAAAGAAGTCCGCGCTGCCCAGAAAGACATCCGCGCTACCAGGACAGAAGCTGAAAAACTGGGGTTGGACGCGCTTCAAAAAGACGGCGATATGAACCGGGCAGATTCACGGGTTGCGTTTGGCGTAATGTCGGAAAACCGCGCCAAGATGTACGACATCAATGCAAGAGAGCGAATGGGGCTAGCTCAAATTTCTGCACAAGAAAGAATTGCAGCGAAGCAAGCGGAAACGGCAAGACTGAGTTCCCCTCTCCACATGTACCAACAGCTTGGTAATGAGCCCGAAGGAAGCCCGTTACTTAAAGGTTTTGGGCTGTTCAAAGAAGCGGACAAGGTACCTATGCTGTACAAAGCCTACACATCACAAGCCGCAGACCCCTTGAAGGGCGGTGAGTTCATGGCCCGGTACCCCACGTTTGCTGTGTATATGGCAGGTATGGGCGGTGCTGGCGGAAGCAGTTTTGTCGCACCCCCTGCAAATGCCCCTGTACTAAGAGCGCCGGGTCAGCGATAATATTTTCTGTGCGCAACCCCAACGCCGTCGCACGGGCAACACAATTTGAGTGACAGACATGGCCAACTACATCCGCTTGCCCAACGGCGCGTACTATGAAGCTACAGAAGGACAGTCCCCTGCGGATGCCTTTCGAGACGCATATAAGTACTTTCCACAAGCGTTTGGTGTAGAAGCCCCAGCCCCCACAACTAAAAGCGGTCTGGGCGGGGCGTTTGGTAAGGGGCTTGAGTCACTTCTGTCCAGCGGACAGACCGCCGCAGAATCCCTGATGGGGTCTCCCGAGGAAGCGGCCAAAAGCGCATTGGCACGCGGAGAAGCTCGGAGTAAAAAATACGAAGAGCAGGTCAGTTGGGATAAGGTCAAGAAGGCATACGAAGAGCAAGGCGTCTTTTCTGCCGCCAAGGAAGCGCTGGGCCAAGTCCCCGCAGCCATTGCTGAACAAGCGCCCAACATAGCATCGACACTGGGCGCGGCCCGGTTGGGCGCAACAGCAGGCTCCGTCTTTGGCCCGGTCGGCACGATTGTTGGCGGCGTGGCAGGCGCAGCCGCCCCGTCTTTAATCTCCCAGTTTGGCGGCAACATCGAGCGCCAAGCCGCTGAACAGCAGGCCAGGGGAGAAACGCTCAACATTGACCGAGGTGCGGCAGCAGCCGCTGCTTTGCCCCAGGCTGCACTGGATGTGGCCGGGACGTTCATTCCTTTGGGCGGGCAGCTTGTAAGCAAACTGACAGGAATACCCGTCAAAGCGTTGACGATTGGAGCAGGCAACGCCACCAAGCTGGCCGAAGAGCGTTTGCTTGCAACCTTGGCCAAAGGCACCGCCGTTGGCGCAGTAGCTGAAATCCCCACGGAAATTACCCAGCAGATGCTAGAGCGTGCACAAGCAGGGTTGTCTCTCACAGACAGCGATGCGTTGGCTGAATATGGCAGGACTGCATACCAAGTTGGTCTGCTGGCCCCTATTGGCGGGGCTGGCCGATTGTCTGAGCGCGGTGCTGCACGCGACACTGTGGCCAAACAAAAAGCGGACGAAGCCGCCCAGGCCGCGCAAGAAGCCGAAGCTGCCAAGAATGCACCAGAAGCACTGATTGCTTTGGACGATCAGTACCGGGCTGCGGCTGCACAGCGCCAACAACTTGAAGCATTGGTTGCAACCAAGCCCACCAAGGCCTCCACGGTAGAAGAGAAGAAGGCATATGTTGCGGCCAAGCAAGAGCTGGCCAAGTTCAACAACGAGTTCAAACCGCTGGAAGCCGAATACCAGCAGCGCAAAGAAGCGATTGACGCGTTGTACGCACAGCAAGCGGCGCAGATGGAAGCTGAGACAGCCGGGGCACAGCCAACCGCTGCACAGGCAATCCCCAACGCTACCGCACTACCGCCCGTCACCAAGCTGATGGACCAGTTAAGTCAAATACGCACCCAGATCGACACGGTTGAAACTCAGTTGGCCGCAGGCCCAAGCATTGAAGAGCAAGAACAACTCCAGGCCCAGCGCCAAGCGTTGCTCCCTCAACTGGAGTCCTTGGGCGCGGTGGTAACTGAGCGCGGGGGTGTGGCAGCGTCCGAGAAAGAGTTCCTGGGCGAACTCAAAGCCGCAGAAAAGAAACGCCTTGAGTTGTTGGCCAAGGGGGACTTCGACGCTGCCGCCCAGCAAGTCACTAAGGTCAAGCAGCTTCAGGCCCAAGTCCCGCTGTTTGAAACCATGCGCACGTATCAGCAGACGCAACCCGGCGAGACAATGGCGCTGTTCTCCCAAGAGCAAGCACCCACTCCAGCACCCCAAGTCACTGAAGCGCCTGAAACCACAGTGGTTGAAGCAGCCGCGCCTGCCGCACCAGAGCCAAAAGAACCCGCCAAAGTACAGGCGTTGCAAACCAAGCTGGACGAAGCCAACGCTGCGCTGCCCACACTGGCCAAGGCTGGGGATGCTGCCGCACTGTCCAAGCAGACCGACGACATCAACAAGATTGAAAATGAGTTGGCCACAGCACAGAAGAAGCCCCGCACGGACATCTTTGATTTGTTCAGCCCCGCCAACATTTTGCGCACTGCCGTACAGAACAACGACCAGAAACTGATAGCCACCATCACGGACGTAGAAAACAAGAAGACCAAAACTGCCGCGTTGGATAAAGCCGCTGATGAGCGCACCCGTGTTATGCGTTTGTTGGACGAGCGGTTGGGGCTTGGCGGGGAAGAGCTGGTTAAGAAACCGATTGAACCGGGGCTGCGGCTTCAAAGCGTGCGCCGTACTCGCACGCCGTTGTTTGAATCTTTTTTTGACACCAGAGCAAAAGCTAGATTTACAAACGGCACGAACTTTGAAGTTATTGAGAAAACCAAAACAGATGAAGATGGCAACGTCGTTTTGGACAAGGACAACAAACCCGTAACGGAAAAGATCAAGTTGCAAGACATCTACGACAAAGGCGGTGCGCCTGCGGTCGAGTATGAAATGGTCACGCAACAGATTGAAGACCTGAAGAAGCTGGTGGAAACGCGCCAGCGCAATGCCAAGAAGTCTTTGTTGGCACAAGCCTACGATTTGGCAGCGGAGCATGATGCGCTTACTGCGCAAATGGCGGCGCGTGAAGGAAAAACCAACGTGTTCCTTCAGCGCAAACTTGACGCTGCGCTCAACAAATACAACATGGTGTTAGGCAAGATTGCCCCTGTGCGTGAGCAAATCATCAAGTTGCACCAAAGCCTGTACGAGACAACTCCCATTAAACCTGTTGTAGAAGAACGGGGACGGTTGCAAAAAGAAGAAAACGAACGCCGCCAAGCCACCGCAGCCGCTGTTAAAGCAGGCACAGCCAAGACCCCGATGTCACGCACGGCACAGACAGCCGCCCGGATTAACCGGGGGGATGTGCGCAAGGAAGCCGAAACGTCTGAAAAGCTGCGCAATCTGGCCATGGAGTTGGGCCGTCAAGAGCCGGGGTACAAGGCGATGCTACAGCAGCGCAAGAAGCGGCTGGATGCGTTGGTTGCCCGGTATGGCAAGGACGACGATGCGGTCAACGATTTCAAAGCCGTGGTGCGCGAAGAGATGGAAGCCAAGGCGCTGGAGTTGGGCAAAACAACGCCTGAATACAAAGCCACGCTGAAGGAGCAGATTGCCTACTTTCAAGAAGTGCTACCCACAGCAGGCAAGCAAGTTGCCGCAAGTAAGCGCACACCTCAAGTTACACGCAAAGCCACTGGTGCACCCAAAGAGTTGCGGGTTGCTGGTAGCCGCATGTCTGATAAAGAGATTGAGCAGACGATCAAAGACAGCGAAGCAGGCACAGCTTTCCGCGTTCGGTCCGCACCCGGTGAAAGCATTGACCCCGCCCAAGCACAAGCATTTATCGACAAAGTGCAGGCAGGATTGCCAGAGAACGTCAAGTTTGTGTACGCCGCCGACCCCGGCAAGATTTCCCTTGGTTTGCTTACGCGCATGTCTCAAGAAGGGATTGATCCCACGGACGCCATGGTGCAGGGCGCGGTATTCAGTGATGGCACGGTCTTGATCGTTGGCAACCAGCACACAGACCTCAAGGACTTGGAAGCCACCGTGGCCCACGAGTTGTTTGGCCATTACGGCATCGACACAATGATTGGGGCCAAGCGGTTGCAAGAGTATGCCAACAAGACTGATTTGCTAAAACTGGCCGAGGACATTGGCGGAGCTGACCTGTTGGCCGAGATGCAGCAAGTAGCGGCATCCAACGCCGCCTTGGGCCGCAGCGAAGAAATCCAAAAGCTGCAAGTGTTGCGCGAGATCATTGCGCACACGGAAGAAACGCGGGTCACCGAGTCGTTCCGTCAAAAGGCTGGGCGCTGGCTCAAGGAGTTGGTCGGTATGGTTCGCGCAGCCCTGCGCGACATGGGCTTTACTGACATGGCCGCGATGTCCAACTCGGACATTTTCTACGCACTGAAGAAGTCTCGCCAAGCGTTTGCTGACAGGAAGATTGGGCCGTATCGCGCTGCTGATGGACAGATTGCACTCCGCACCCGCAAAGAACCCGTGACGATTGGCTCATCCCTGACCGCCACCCAGGCCAGCGTAAAAGACCGCCTGCTTGGGAACTTCATGGGGTTGACCGGGCGTGTGCAGCTTGTTGACCAGCACGCCGCTTTGTCTGAGGCGCTCAAGCAAGGCTTGACCAAAGGGCAGATCACTTCTCTAGAAGCAGGCAACGCCGAATACTCCTTGCGGTTTGGCCAGCAAAACAGCCAGTACGCCGGGCAGTTCTTGACCAATGGCGCTGTTGAACTGGTGGCCAACAAGACTCCCCAAGGCGTTGAATATGTCTACAAAAGTAAGCCCGGCGTCAGCATGATTGATGTGGCCAAGGCGTTTGCCAAAGCCAATGTGGGCAATGATGCCCAGACCGAAGCCATGGCTACGTTGTATCTGGCAGGCAAACGTGCGAAGCAAGTGGGTTGGGAAAAGCTCAACTTCGACGCAGACAAACTGGCCGCCATCAAAGCCGATTACGCGCAATTGATGGCAGTGCTCAACGCCAACCAGCCTGCCAAAAATGCGTTTGAAGACGGCTCTAAGCTGTATCAGAAATACAACGCCGGGTTGCTGGACTTTATTGTGCAGACAGGCGCACTCAAGCCCGGTAAAGCAGCCGAACTCAAAGCAATGGAGTACGTGCCGTTCTACCGGGTAGACCGCGAAGGCAACGTCGATTTGATGGTAGACAAAGAAACGCCTGTGCGCATCTCCAACATCAAGGATGAACCGCAGCTCAAAGAGCTTGTGGGCGGCAACACGCAGATTCTGCCTTTGTTTACCAGTTCGGTTCAGAACACCTTCATGCTCACACGCATGGGCCTGCGCAATCAAGCCATCAAGGAGTCGGCGTTTGCCCTGCGCAAGATCGGTATTGCCAGCCGCGTTGCTCCCGGCAAAGGCCCCGCTGGCACGCGCAATGATGTTGTGCGCTTTAAAAAGAACGGCGAAGATCACTACGCGCTGATCGACACCGACTTGTACGGCATCCCCGCCGACTTGATTGTCAAGGGCATGGAAGGCATCAAGACCACCATCCCGGCAATCGTCAAGCTGATGGGCTACCCAGCGGATGTGCTGCGTAAGTTTGTGACACGCAACCCCACATACGTTTTTCGTCAAATGGTGCGCGACCCCCTGAATGCTTGGCTGACTACAGGTACTGATGCCACTCCTGTGCTCAGCGCAATGAAAGAGCTTGGCAAAATGGTTGCAGGCCGCAGCGAAACAGAAAAGGCGCTTATGGCATCTGGCGCAATCAGCAGCAATGTCTTCACAGGCGACCAGCGCGATATGTCCAAGTTCTTGGCTGACATTGCCGTAAACAAATCTGGTTGGGAAAAAAATCTGGCCAGAGCTGATGTTTTTGCAATGCGGGCAGATGCCGCTACCCGCGCCGTGGTGTACAACGACTCCTTGGCCAAAGGCATGACGGAGCAGCAGGCATTGCTGCGCACCTTGGAGTCCATGAACTTCAGCCGCAAGGGGTTGTCGCCCAGCATGCAGATGCTGTCCACGATGATTCCGTTCTTCAACGCACAGATTCAAGGCTTGGATGTTTTGTACCGGGCGTTCAAAGGCCAGATGCCGTACAGCGAACAACTCAAAATTAAAGAGAAACTGTACGCACGCGGCATGATGTTGGCGGTGGGCACGATGGCTTACGCCGCTTTGATGAGCGACGACGAAGCATACAAACGCGCCAAACCCGAAGAGCGCTACGGCAACTGGTTTGTGTACATCCCAGGCGTGTCGGAACCTGTGCGTGTACCAATCCCGTTTGAGTTGGGCTACCTGTTCAAGTCACTGCCAGAGGCGATATGGAACGTGGCCCAGGGCGACGAGAAGGCAAGCAAAGCTGCGGCGGGAATTGGCAAGTTGCTTGCCCAGACCAACCCATTTGCGCTGCCGCAAGCCGTCAAGCCGCTGACCGAAGCGATACTGGGCAAGTCGTTCTACGGTGGAGACATCGAGTCCGTGCGAGAAAAAGGGGTACTGGCCACCGACCGTTACCGCGACAGCAGTACCGAGATTGCCAAGCTGATTGGAAGCGTCACAGGTGAAGCGGGCGTGAGTGCGATCACCATTGACCACCTGATTCGCGGATACACCGGGCCGTTGGGGATTGCGCTGATGTCTTTGGCCAACCCGATACTGTCCCCCAGTGAGCGTGAAGAAGTGGCGAAGCCCTCCACCAAGCCCAGCAAGTGGCCGTTCATTGGCGGTTTGTTCCAGCCCGTTGAAGGCCGGGGAACCATTGACGAAGCCTACGACCGCATGGAAGAACTCAAGCAGATCAAAGGCACGTTCAACAGCATGGTCGAGAAAGGCCAGCGTGCGGAGGCCAGGGAGTTTGCGCAGCGGTACTCAACTGAGTTGGCGTTGGCCACCACATCTGGGCAAGTGCAGAAGGCGCTGGGCGAAATGGCCAAGCAAGAGCGCATGATTCGTGCCTCCACCAACATGACCACTGAGCAGAAAGACGCACAGTTGGAAAAGTTGGACAAGCTGAAAACAAACTACGCTCGAAAATTCATCGAGGTGGCCGATAGAACCAAACCCCAATAAGGGCGTGGCGGATGCCCGGCACAGCGCGGGCATCCTTCAATCGACACTTGACCGCTTCGCGCAGTCCTTCCTCGCGGATGCGTTCCACATCGAGGCAGGGGACAAAGAACCCCTGCCCCCGCTCAAGCTGCGGCCATGGATAGTGGATCGTCATCTTCCAGGTCGGTTATGGGTCTGCTGATCTTGAGCACTGATACGCGCATCTGAGGCCCACGGGTTTTTGCAGTCAAGTCCTTTTTCGGCATGGGAGTGACCGCACACTCCAGCCCCAGCTTGCGTTTGAAGTCGGCGTAGCCGTAGCTCATGCTGGCGCAGCAAGCCTTGAGCATACTCTCCTCAATGTAGTAGTCGATGTACCCCGGCGTGAAGCCGTGCTCGACCCGGCCCATGACGCTTGAGCGTGTGATGGACTCGTCCACCTCCTTACCGTTGCCCAGTTCTGCCAGGATACGACCCCGCTCGATTTGCTTGACGATGATGAATTT